GCCGCGAGGCTTGGCAGGCGATCGAGACGCTGCACGAGATCACCGACGGCGGCGCCTACGGCTTCCTGATGCTCGACCCGAAGGACCACGTCGTCACCTCCGAAACCGGTGTCATGGCCTCGCTCGGCGGCGGCACGTACCAGCTCTACAAGCGCTACCTGCACGCAGCGTCGAACCGCTACAAGGACCGCAAGATCACCCGCCCGATCGCGGCCGGCTTCCAGGCATTCGACGCGCTGGGGAACACGCTGACGGCGACCGTGGACGAGGAGACAGGCATCGCGACCATCTCCGGCACGCCGGCATCGTGGGCCAGCCGCTTCTACGTGCCCGTGCACTTCATGGACGACTCCATCGACTGGAGCATGGTGGTGCCGCACCAAGACCCCGATTCGCGATTCCTGTCGGGCCCGTCCTGCGTGCTTCAGGAAATCAGGGAGTAGGGCATGACCAAGAGCATGTCCGCGGGCCTTCGGGCCCACTACGCGCTGGGCACGACAAGCTTGGCCACCTGCTGGCGCGCCACGCTCACTAACGGCACGGTGGTGGCCGCGACCACCCACGACGAAGACATCGTCTTCGACGGCGTGACGTACCTCTCCGTCGCCGCCTACAACTATTCCACCATCGAGACCGGCTCGGAGCTGAACCCGGACAACCTGGAGGTGGACGGCTTCCTCGCCTCGCCGGCCATCACCACCGAGGACATCCACTCGGGCGTCTGGGACTATGCCGCGATCGAGATGTTTGAGGTCAACTACCGCGACCTCACCCAAGGCAAGAACATCCTGCGCTCGGGCACGCTCGGCCAGGTGCGCGCTGGCCGGTCCAAGTTCACCGCGGAACTGCGCGGGCTCACGCAGAAGTACTCGCGCCGGATCGTCAGGCTCACGACGCCGGAGTGCAACGCCGACCTCGGCGACGATCGCTGCAAGGTGGATCTGAGCGTTCACACCGTCACGGCCAGCGTGGAGTCGGTCACCGGCAACCGCGCGATCACCACCTCGGGCGTGGTCATGACCCAGGATTGGTACACGGGCGGCAAGCTCACGTTCACCAGCGGGCTCAATGCGGGCTTGGCCATGGAGGTGAAGCAAAGCTCCGGCCCGACGATCACGCTGCACGAGCAGATGCCGTTCACGATCGTGCCGGGCGACACCTTCACGATCTACGCCGGGTGCACCAAGCGGTTCGTGGAGGACTGCGCTGGCAAGTTCGACAACGTCCTGAACTTCCGCGGCTTCCCGCACCTGCCCGGGTCTGCGGTGTACGGCATGAGCCCCGCGAGCAAGCGCGGCACGATTGCTCCAGCACCGGCCCCGTATCCGCCTTATCCCCCGGCACCGGGGCCGGCTCCTGCCCCTGGTCCTGCGCCGGCACCAGCGCCAGCGCCGGCTCCCGGTCCCGCGCCGCAGCCGCCCGTTTCGTCCGTGTTCGGGATCTATTTCGAGACGTACTTCGGCTACCAGGGCGACGACCTGCGCAACGTCCCGACCACGTTCAACACGATCTACCTGTTCCACGCCAAGCCGAACGCAAACCCGGTCAACGGCAACTGGACGAACCTGGGCGACGGCTCGTGGCGGTTCTACGACTTCGACTACATCACGCCGACGATGGTGCAGGCGGTGCGCGCGCGCGGCCAGCGCGTGATCCTGACCCTGGGTGGCTCAGGTGCCGGCTATTGCTACACCAACCGCACGCAGTCAAACAACGCGGTGGCATCGCTGCAGGACATCATCGCTGCGCTGGGCGGGGTGGATGGCATCGACTTCAACAACTACGAGCAGCGGCTCATGTTGTCGAACCAGAGCGCGTTTACCACTGAGATGACCTACATCGGGCAGCAGTTGAAGTCGCTCTACGGTAGCGACTTCATCTTGTCGACGCCTGCTGCTACGACCTACCCAGAGGACAAGCAGTTCTGTTCGGCCATGATCAGTGCCGGGGCGCTGGATTACGCGGCCCCGCAGTTCTACGACTGGAGCGCGTTCAGCGACCCAGGCTTCATCTCCGGGATCATCGACGATTGGGTGGACGCGATCGGTGCCAATCATCTGGCCATGGGTCTGGGCGCGAGCTACAGCAACGGAACCACGCTATCCGAGAGCATCCGCGAGTGGAACGCGTCCAAGGCTGCACACCCCGGCCTGCTCGGGATGTTCGGCTGGAATTTCCGCAGCAACCGCGCGGGTGGCAACGTGTTTGGAACGACGATGGTGGGGCTGCTGTGAAGGCCGCGCAGATCGTCGCCATCGCGCGCGAGCTTCTGGGCACGCGGTACGCACATCAGGGCAGGCTTTCCGGTGTCGCCGTGGACTGCGCCGGGGTTCCGGTCCACGTCTGGAATCGCCTTGGGCTGCCACTCGCGGCCGATCACCCCGTCAACTATGGCCGGCTGCCGGTGCCCAACGAGATGCGCGCGCAGCTGGACAAGCACCTCGTGCGCGTGGCCCGCGCGGACATGCAGGTGGGCGACGTGGCATGGATCAAGTTCCAGCAGGAGCCCCAGCATTTGGCCATCGTGGGCGACTACCGCTATGGCGGGTTCAGCCTGATTCACTCCTACAACGGCTCCGGGCTCATGGAGGTGGTGGAGCACCGTCTGGACGAGACCTGGGCCAAACGCATTGTTGCCGTGTGGCGGTTCCCGGGGGTTGAAGCATGAGCGTTCCCGGCGCAATAGCAGCGGCCATCACGCTGGTGGTCTCCGGCGGCAACGTCCCGCTGGCGATATTCGCCTACAACGTCGTCGCAGGCTTGACTGCCGATCCTGTCAGGGGTCCGCGCCTCGACGATTTGCGGGTGCAGTCTTCCGAATACGGAAGGCCGATCCCGATTACATACGGCACGGTCGCTCTAGGTGGAAACGTCATCTGGGCTTCCGACCTTGTGCCGGTGGAGCATGAGGACGGCGGCAAAGGCGGCCCCGGAGTGGTGAATACAAGCTACTTCGCGAACTTCGCGGTCGCTATCTGCGAGGGCGAGGTATCCCTGGGGCGCATTTGGGCGGGATTTGACAAGCGCCTGATCTGGGACGGCGGCACACTGGAGGGCGCTGAATCCGGCGCGCAGCTGCGGTTCTACCCCGGCTCGGAGGACCAGCTACCGGACCCGCTTATCGAGTCGTACATGGGCGTCGGGAACGTCCCGGCCTACCGCGGCACCGCTTACTTGGTACTCGAGAACTTTCCGGTTGAAAAGGACGGCAATCACCTCCCTTTCTTGACCGTTGAAGTCGGTGCCGTCACGGAGGCGCCGCAGCCGCTGGGATACGTGTGGCCCTACCGCGCCTTCTACGACGAATCGCGCCTGATCGTCCATCACGGACCTGGCGCCGGCGGGAGGATCGTGCAGGGCACAGACAGCGCGCACACCTGGTACTCGGGCGTGGCATACGCCATCGGGACGACCTCGCAAAGCGTTGCATACGATGCAGACCGCAATCAGCTGGTGCTGTTCTCCGGACCGAGCGGACGGTTCACCGTCATCCCGGACGAGACGGGCGAAGAGCAGTACTTCACGATTGATCGCACCGGTTTTCCGGCTGGCACTGCCATCTACAACGGCGGCGTCCTCTACCACGGCGGCAAATACCTGTTCGGCCTGTACCCGGTGGGCAGCGTGTTGGCGGCCATCGTGGTCGTCAACCCGGACACGTTCGAGACCGAGACCGTCTACACGTACTCCACGCCGGACAATCTGCTCACGTACATGGCAGCGCCAGCCGACCCGACGGCGAACTACTTGATCGGGCTGAGCAACACGGCCATCATGAAGTTTCCGCTCGTGTCCGGCGCGCCAGCGGTGGACCTAGGCACCTTTCCTTACGAGAGCATCTACAGCAAGCCGTTCTTCGGCGTTGACGAATCGACTGGGTACGTCTACGTCGTCAAGTCCGTCAACACGGCTTCCTCGTCCTTCAGCTATTCCGTCCACGACCCCGCGACCGAGACGAAGATCCTCGAACAGACGATCACGACGCAGACCTTCAAGCCGGCCGGCCTGATCTTCATCCCCTATGCCCTCTCAGGCGGCGACGTCCACCTCATGTGCTACGGCCAAAGCGTGGGCGATTCCTCCCTGAACAGATGGGACCATTACATCGTCTTCAATCCGGACGGAACCATCTTCGAGGAAGTTGACGGTGCCCCGATCTCGCTCGCCCTGAGCGGCGACGCCAACATCGCTGCCATGGTCTACGACTCAGACCGGCAGCGCCTTCTGGCATTTCGCAACTCCTACGGCGGCGCCCTGGTGGGCGAGGGTGATCCGAACGGCGACCCCGCGACCATCCCCCTGCAAACATGGGTGATCGGCACCTACACGGGCTCTGCAGCGCCGCGATCAGCCGTTCTCTCCGACGTGGTGGCAGACCTGTCCGCGCGCGCCGGTCTGCCTGCTGACCAGATCGACGTCACGGCGCTTGCCGACGACACGGTGTATGGGTACGCGATCGCGAACCAGATGGATATCAAGTCGGCCATTGATGCCCTTCGGCCCGTGTACTTCTTCGACGCGGTGGAATCGGGCGGTCTGATCAAGTTCGTCAAGCGGGGCGGCACCACCGTCACCCCGATTGATGACGACGAGCTGGGGGCCTACGAGAGCGGCAGCGAGCCGGTGGACGATCTGGAAACCACCCGGATCATGGACGAAGAGTTGCCGCGCATCGTGACCGTGCGGTATCTGCTGGAGGCGACGAAGTACGACACCGCGACCAAGATCGCCAAGCGCCTGGTAGGCAACTCCGGCAGCGAAGCCTCAATGGACTTGCCGCTTGTGCTGACGGACACGAAGGCCCAGGAGGTTGCCGAGGTCAACCTGCACGGGCCATGGGTGGGACGTCTGACCTATCGATTCAGCGTGCCGCGCAAGTACGGCTTCCTGGAGCCCACGGACATCGTCGCCGTCAAGGGCTACACGATGCGGATCGTCACCATCAAGCAGACCGATGGCCGCTATCAGGTCGAAGCCGTGCACGACGACTCGAACGTGTACACACCCAACGTCGTCGTCTACGAGACGCCTCCGCCGCCAGGCGAGGTTGTGGAAACACTTTCCGACACGCTGCTGGAGCTGATGTGAACATCAACATGCTCAGGGACGCGGATAACGACGCCGGCTTCTATGCCGCCGCATGCGCGTCTGACCCGACCGCGACTTGGCGCGGGGCGATCCTGTACGTGTCTGTCGATGACGGGGCGAACTTCAGAACGCTCGCAACCATCGCCAGCGAGAGCACGATGGGCGCCACGACGAACGCACTGGGCAACTTCCTGTCCGGGAACATCCCCGACGAGTTGAACAGCGTCAATGTGCGGCTGTCGAATGGCAGCCTGTCGTCCACCGACGCGAACGGGCTTCTGGCCGGCACCAATGCGGCAGTGATCGGAGACGAGATCGTCTGGTTTCGTGACGCCACGCTGCAGGCCGACGGCAGCTACACGCTTCGCGGGTTCCTGCGGGGACGGCGCGGCAGCGAATACGCGATGGCTGCGCATTCGGCAGGCGAGCGCTTCATCCTGGTGAATGCGAGCACGATGGTGCGCATTCCGCAGGAGACGGCGGACATCGGCATCGAGAGGCTCTACAAGGGCGTGAGCTCTGGCAGGTCGCTCGCGAGCACGACGGCCCAGGCGTTCACGAATCTCGGCGTGGGGTTGATGCCATATGCGCCCGTGCACTTGGGCGGCGGGCGAGACGGCTCGAACAACGTGACGCTCACATGGGTTCGGCGCAGTCGCATAGACGGCGGCTGGCGCAACAACGTGGATGTGCCGCTCGGCGAATCGTCTGAATCCTACGTGGTGGAGATCTACAGCGACAACACCTACGCCACGGTGCTGCGGACCATCGAGGGCATCACCTCTCAGACCACCACGTACACCGCCGCGCAGCAGACGAGCGACGGCCTGACGCCGGGCGACCCCGTCTTCTTCAAGGTCTACCAGCTCAGCGCCACCGTGGGCCGGGGCCACGCCGCGAGCGGGTCCGTCTAAGCCTTTCCAACACCAACAGAGAGCCGCCTTCGGGCGGTTTTTTTATGGCAGATTCCACGAGTCAACTCCCTTTGCTCTCCCCTTCGCAGTCGTCCAAGGAGGCAGCGGCGAATGGCCTGTTCGATGCCATGTCCGCGAACGCGCTGTTCGGGCGCAACTGGGTGACGACTGCGGGCCTCACCTGGGGGTTCCTTGGCGGCAAGTTCCAGAAGCCCGATGGCACCCTGGCAACGGTTGCCAACGGCACGCTGAGTCTCACGGCGAGCGCCACGAACTACCTGTACGTGGATAGCGCCGGGGCGGTGCAGAAGGTCACGTCCGCTCCGTCGGGCTGGCCTGGTCCGCTCGCGTCGGACAACATCGCGCTCTACGAGATCGTCGCCGGCACCGATGCCGTCACCAGCTACACCGACTGGCGGGCGCCTCTGCGTGGTCCCATCGGCCCGGAGGGACCAGCCGGTGCGACCGGTGCGACGGGACCGGCTGGCACCAATGGCACGAACGGGACGAACGGAACCAATGGCGTGGACGGCGCAACGTGGCGCGACGGCACGGGTGCCCCGTCCAACTCCCTCGGCGTGAATGGCGACTTCTACCTTGATGACGCGACGGGCAACGTCTACAAGAAGGACGCTGGCTCATATAGCATCGTGGCGAACATCAAGGGGGCTACCGGTGCGACCGGGGCTTCTGGCGCTGCACCGCTGACCACAAAGGGCGATCTGCTCACCTACGACACTGCGGCGGTGCGTTTGGGCGTCGGGGCGAACGGCCAGGTGCTGGTGGCAGATTCCTCGCAGGACAAGGGCGTCAAGTGGGCGGACCTGACGGGTACCGGCGGTGGCACGCTGGGCTCCATTGCGGATGCCCAGGCCTTCACGGCAAGCGGGACATGGAACAAGCCGACCGGCGTGACGGTGGTGCAAGTGGTGTGCGTGGGCGCGGGCGGCGGCGGTGGTGGCGGCTTGGGAGGCGCGGCCGGAACCGCGCGCGGCGGCGGTGGCGGCGGCGGCGGCGGCGCGATCACGAAAGCGACATTCCGTGCGTCCGACCTTCCAAGTTCAGTCACGGTGACGGTCGGCGCAGGCGGCACGTCAGGCGCGGGCGGCTCCAGTGCCAGCGGCACTGCCGGCGGGCAGGGCGGCGACTCTTCGTTCGGCACGCTGCTGACCGCCTACGGCGCTGGCGGCGGCGGCGGCGGCAGCACTGGCAACGTTTCAGGCGGGGGCGGGGGCGGCACGGGTGGAGCGGGCTCAAGCAGCGTGGGGGGCATCAATACGATCGGCGGCGCGCCCGCCTCGGCGGCCGGCAATGCCGGGATTGCTGGTCAGGGCGCCGGCTGCACCACGACCGGCAACGGTGGTTGCGCCGAGTACGGAGGCGCGGCCGGCGGCTCAGGGCATGCGAGCAATACCGCTGCAGGCGTCGGTGGTTCATCGATTTTCGCAGCGCCTGGCGGCGGCTCAGGCGGCGGCATCTCCACGGGCAACGCGGGGCAAAGCGGTGGCGCTGGGGGCACCATCGGCAGCTACACCGCAGGTGGCGGCGTGGCGGGGGGCAGCGGCACGGCCGGATCTGCGGGCACGGCTGGCACCGCCGGCGACAGCACGAAGTGCGGCACGGGCGGCGGCGGCGGCGCATCGAACACTGGCGGCACGGGCGGTGCCGGTGGCGCGGGCGGCAGCGTTGGGGCCGGCGGGGGCGGCGGCGGTGGTGGAACGACCACTGGCGGCGCGGGCGGCGCGGGCGGCAATGGTGCCGTGTTCGTCTACTCGTGGTGATGGAAGGGGCAAGTGATGCGCGCAGCAGTCATCAACAACGGTATCGTCGCGAACATTATCGAGGTGCAGGCGCTGGACGCGTTGCCTTGCCTGGTGGACGCCACGGGCGCGAGCATTGGCGATCACTGGGACGGCGCGGCGTTCACGGCTCCTGTGCTGTCGCCGGCTGATCTGGTGGCAAGCACGGCGGAGGCCATCGACGCCATGCTCGATGCCAAGGCCGCCGAGTGGGGCTACAAGGACGGCGACCGGCTGGCGCGCTACGCCAGCAGCGGCAATGCGCAGTGGAAGGCCGAGGCGCAGGCGTTCCTCGCGTGGGCCGATGGCTGCTGGGAGAAGGCGCTGGACATCAAGGCGCAGGCCGAGGCGAGCGGCGTCATCCCGACGGCGGGCGAAGTGCTCGCGCAGATGCCCGCCATCACCCGCCCAGTGGCGAGCTGATCCCGGCCGCCGGGCGTGGCGCGTGCAGACGCGAACGCAGCTGCGTCGCAAGTCGCGCGCCCAAGGCGATGCCTTTCTTTTCGATCAGGTGATAGCCCACTGCTGGAAGCAGCGCAAGCAAGACGCCGAAAGCGATCCATTGGGCCGCGTGGGTGTGGAACACGACGCCGCCGAAGGCTACCTCGATGGCGAAGACGTGCATGACATAGATGCCGTAGGAGTAAGTCGCGACCGTCTTGGCTCCGCGCTGGAGCGGCTGGTTCGTGATTTCGCGGCAGCACGGTATCACCACGCCGAGCGCAAGGCACAGCGCCCACAGCAGCGGGATCTGCGCTATGCCAGCGGCGGAAGCCATCGGGATGGCGAGCGCGCCGATTGCCACGACCGCCCACAGCAGCAGCGGTGAGCGGTTGCCGCGGGGCAGGATGTAGGCCAGCGCTCCGGGCAGGAAGCAGGGCGCCAGATTCACCAGAGTGGGTTCCTGCAGGTTGCCGCGCACCGCCGCGAGCGCCAGGCAGGCCGCAAGAACGAGCCCCAGTCCGGCGAGCGCGCGCCGCGAGCGGGCAAGCAGGAACAGGGCTGGCAACACGAGGTACATCTGCAGCTCATAGGGCAGAGTCCACAGCGGCGCCGGGTTCGGCTGCGCGCCCGTGATGTTCTGAACCAGCAGCAGGTTACTGAGGAACGCGTGCCAGTCCATGGGCGCCCCGTGCGTGAAGCCGACCATCGCCAGCAGCAAAACGACCCACATCGACAGCGGGTAGATGCGAAACGCCCGGCGCACGTAAAAGGGCAGCGGCGCGTGTCCGTGACGCTCGAGCGACTGCATCAGGACCAGCGTGGTGTGGACGAAAAAGATCGCCACGCCCACATGCCCGAGCGCATTGGTGCTGAAACCCGCGGGCGCGAATTGTGGCAGGTGGCTCAAAACGACGAGCGCGACCGCGATGGCGCGCAGCAGATCGAGGTTAGGGCTGTCCTTCATGCCCGCCATTTCACCAGCTTGAGCTTTGCAGGGGCACACCCGAATGTCCCATCCCATGTAGTTGAAACCTCGCAGGAGCCGCGCTCCTGTACTCATCCACACCCTGGCTCGAAAGGAGCCCCCATGTCCCCTCCAGTCTCTAGCAGCGAAGAGGGGGCAGCCGCCGCCCTCAAGGCCAGCATGGCGCTGAACAACCAGCAGCAGGCGCTGACGCACGAATCACTCGTGCTGCTCCGATCCATCGTCCGTGAGGACATGCGCGACGAGATGCGCCTGGCTGTAGCCGAGGGCATGCGGGCTGCGATGACGCCGGAGGCCGCCCGGGAGTTCTGGACCACGGGTCTCACGGTACTGCAGGAGGAGGCCAAGAACGTCGCGGGCGGCCTGGTGCTCAGTGGCGTGAGCGGCCTCTTGAAGAAGGCGGGCCTGTTCATGCTGCTGGGCGGCCTGGTGTACTGGGTCGGCGGCTGGGCAGCTCTCGCCAAGATGGGCGCGGTGCTGTTCGGGGACAGCAAATGAGGTACGAACTCACTCGCCAGTTGATCGGCGACGAGGACAAGCGCAAGTGCGTCTACAAGGACCACCTCGGCTACTACACCATCGGCATCGGCCGCCTTGTGGATGACCGCAAGCCCGGCGCAGGCCTTCGCGACTCCGAGATGGAGTTCATGCTGCGCAACGACATCGACGACCGGATCGAAGCCCTGGGGAAGCGCCTGCCCTGGTTCCAGAACCTTGACGACGCCCGGCGCGGCGTGCTCCTGAACATGTCCTTCCAGCTTGGCGTGGAGGGCTTGCTGGAGTTCAAGCGAACCCTGGCGCTCGTGGAGGCCGGGAAGTACGAAGAGGCCGCGCGAAACATGCTGGTGAGC